TGCAGGCCCGACTTCGAGCAGATCCGGGATCAGGCCAAGAGGCCTGCCCTCGTCATCCGTAAAGCTCATGATCGCCAACCGGGCAGCGCCGTAACTCGCGGCTGCCGCTGCGGTAGTGGCCGCAGAAAGAGCCGCGGTGCCCTTATTGCTCACGCTGGAGCCGGCCACATCATGATCATCGTCATAAAAGAACTGGCCGTCATAGCACAGATTTTCGAAGGCATTGTTCTTGAGATCCGCATCGAGCTCATCGGGTAATTGCTTGGCGCTGAACCCTGCCTCCTGGGCCTGGGGCGCATAAATACCAAGGTTATCATCCTCGATATCGTTGCGATCCACCTCTACAGTTGCCTCCCAGTCATCATTGACCACGGTGTACTTAAAAGCCTCCAGGGCCTTGACAACCTTATCGCCCAGCCACTTGCGCATCTTAGGAAACCGGGAAAGCCAGGTGTAATCATTCTGGCTCGAGCCGCTGGGCACCAGCATGGTGGTTTTCTCCCACAGGCTCGGTGCCGCATCGAATGCCTTGTTGAATGTGGTTTTCAAAGTTATGAAAACCGCTGTGAGTGATGATTTGTTTACTAACATGATAAAACCTCCTTATTTTTGTTTCGAGTTTCGTGTTGCGGGTTTCGTGTTAACCTGTCGAGAGCGGCTCGACTTGAGCTCGCCGACAAGTCCTCAAGGTCGAACGACTCGTAGCCCGCAACTCGTATCCCGCAACTGTTTTTTACGATGTTAACAGCTTGGGCGCATACTCAAGCCATGATCCCAGCACATAGAGCGCATCGTCCGCGTGCGCGCTCGGGGTCAGCTCGATGGTAACCGTCTGTGCCCCTACCGGAATATCCGTGGCTGCGATTGTGATTATGGTCTCTCCGAATGCCTGAGCAATCGTAGCCGTCACGTCTTCCACCTTGGTGTCCCCGTCCATGAAATAGGCATCCGATGCCAGGGTCACTGTATTGGCATCCGCGTCCTTCTTGGTGAGCAGGTGCAGAACCAGGTCTTTCGTGACGTCTATATCCGGTGGCAGCGGCACTTGAACGATAATCGCCACCACGCTGGTAGCCACCCATGCCCACCTGAGTGCGCTGTCCGTATCGCCGTTGGCCATATCCAGGATCGGATCGGTTGCAGGCCCTCCGAAAGTGACCGTGTTTGTTCCGTCGCTGAGCATCCAGGATGTCAGGGGAATCGGGATAAATTTTTGTATGCTGATCAGGTGCTGGTAGATCTCCTGGAGTGCCGCCTCCACCTCGATCTCACTCGTGAATGTCCCGGCGTCCGCAATGCTAATGGCCGATGCCGCATGGGCCGCAGCGCCGTCGGCAATATGGGCCGCCGCATCCGACTGGCGCACGGCCGGCTCGATGTCGATCCATGCATGAGTGGTGTCGATATAGCCCGCGATGATCCCGCAAAAAACGTCATGCGTTGTTTCGCCCACTATATCCACGGTCTGATCGTCCACCAGGTAGACGCTGTCTCCTACGTTCGCGATGGTGATGACCGTATTCAGAATCGCCTTGACCAGGCCGCGCCTTCGCAGGACGACGCTCTTATCGCCGCTGTCGCCGTCGGAGTTATCCTTATACTCGGTGGCCCAGCCCATAAAAATTAACCCTGCCGTATCCGCGCCTGGCTGTGCATAGCCATCTGCATCCACACAAACAAATGAGCCGGCAAAGATCTCGGCTGCCGCTAACATCTCAAAGGGCAGCTCTACTCCTTCCATGTACTGCAATGCTTTGTCTCCAGTTAATGCTGTCATTTTAAAACCTCCAGTTTTGGGTTCAGATGTTCAGAGGTTCAAGGTTAAATAGTAAAAACCGTTGAACGGTGAACCGTGAACCTGATTAATTAAGTCCCCCGTACTTCTTGAGATCCTCTTTGTCCACATTCATCATTGTGGCCACGGTGAGTATGTCGTCGTTGAGATTTGCTTCGTCTGGTCCGGGTCCGGGTGAAATGTCGCTCACGGGTATGACGCTGCCTTTGGGCCGTGAAAGCACGATCACCTTGAATTGCTCCGGGCTTTTCAAGGCCAGGTCACGCGCCCACTTATCCAGCTCCTCAGGGGATGTTTTGCCTTCCTTGAGGGCCATAGCCACCAGGTCATCCTTTTTCATCTCGGCGATCTCCGTAGTGAGCGTTGCCACCTGCTGGCTGAGTACCTGCGCTGCGGTATCGGTCGATTTCAAGCTACCGATTGCCGTGATCACGTCCTCTTTTGTTGCATCCTCTTTAAGTGTGAGCACCTCCAGGATTTCCTTGCCGGCCTTCTCAAGTTCCTTATTTTTGGCCACGACCGCCTCAACGGCCTCGACCACCTTTGCCTCGTCGGCATCCGCTGCCAACTTAAATAATTTTTTAAGTTTTTCTAACATCATTGTCTCCTCTCCTGTTTTATGGTTATTAAAATCGCTATTCATTTTCGCCGTAATCGGATGCAGATTATTGATCTTCGGGAAGTTGGTCAGCGCAATATTCTCGATTTGAACGATTTTCCGATCTGCCTTGCGCACCCAAAACACCGGCGAGAAATAGCGGTATTCTTTTTTGGTGAGATATTCTTTTGCCTTTTCTGTCCATTCAACAACAGCCCATAAGCCTTCAGTCCCTTTCTTGATGAACTTGCGCAGCCAGCCTGCAGCCGGAGCCTCCTTTCCGGTGAGGGTCTGATGCTCGTAGTCGATCACCATGTCGTTTCCCCTTCGCTCAAACTCGCTTATGATGGAATCCATTGCCTCCTCGTCTACGAATGCATCCTCTTCGCCCTCGATTTCTACTTTTCCAAAAGGGAGCACCTGAAATTCACCCGGCGCACCCTCAATCTGTTTTAGGATCACATATGCTTTTTTCATTGCAGTGCCTCGAATTGAAGTTTTAATTCCTCTGGATATTTACTCATATCCGGCTGCCATTGATGTTTCGCCGGATTATGATCCCAGCCCGCATCCGGCATCTCCGGCGGCATATCCGACTTTATTTCTACCCCTTCAAGCTCCTGTTTGTGCACGGGATTTACCCCGCACCTGCAACGGTGTCCGTTTGGCGGATACCAGGTATCCCAGAAGGGGTGATCCACCGGATAAATTTTTCCATCTTGTGCTGCATGTTCAGGCCTGGTATCGGCATCATTGACCGCATCGTATTCCCAGCAGGGAAAGGCGTCTTTCTGATCCACCATCTGTTTATAGCGCCCCGTGTTATATGCAGTCTGCACGTTGTTACGAAAAACAGTTTCCAACCGATAGGGCGCCAGATCCGGCGGCGCCGTCCAGCCCCGTGTCTCAAATATGTCATCAACACGGTCCCTGAAATCCGCCAAAATCTCTCCCTCGGAGATTGCCTTTTCTATGGCGCCATGCATATCCACGAGCACGTCCATGCGCATTACCCCTGTGACGGTGAAGGCCGCTGCCCGTGCCTCCTGAGCCAGGGCATAAAACTCATCGGCAGTCATGGGCACCAGGCCCCTGAAGGCCTCGATTGCCTCTTCGAATGGTAGGGGTTTTAATTCCTCAATTCCCAATTCCTTAATTCCTCAATTCACCGCTTTGCGGTACTCCTCCCATACAACTCCGCCACATACATGGCTCGCGCGATCAATTCCTCCAGGTCCTTCTGATCCATCTCCCCATACAGCGCATACAGCCCGTCCCGGATCTCCTTGAGAGATTTTGCCTTTGCGATCAATTGTTTTACCGGCTCCTGGAGGCCATTCATGGCCCTTGCTGCGTTTTTTACGCTCTCCCCGACCAATCCCTCGATTTTTTCCTGTTCAGGGGTAAATTCGCCCTGTTTTGCCCCGACGATTCGGGACTTCATGGCAAATGGTCTCGAGGGGCCTTCCAGGACCGTCTCTCCCTTCTTTGGCATGGGGATCTTGAATCGTTCGGAAACATGATCTGCTGAAATGGGCTGATTGATCCCATGCAGGTTTTTGTATACCTCTGAGAGCATCTTCAAATCCTCCGGCGGCTCGAAATGGAATTTGAACCAGGGCAGTGGCGTATCCCAACCGAAATTATAGCCCACCAGGGGCCGGATAAGTTGCGACCGATAGGTCTTGCTCAAAGACTCATTGTCTGCCTTGACCAGGTCATGCCTGACCAGATCCTGCGCCTTTTCATTGCCCAGCTTTCCAGGGGTTCCCTCTGTGGTTGCCGTCTGTCCGAGAATAGCCTTTGACATCTCTTTGTTTGTGAAATCCGCGAGTGCCTTGTAGATATTCTCCTTGGCAGCGGCCTTCACCGTCTCGATGAACTCGATCTCGGTATTTTTTGAAATGATCCCGGCTGCGTCGCTGCCCAGGCTTTGGATGGCAGCCACTAAGGCATCTTTATCTTCTTTGTTCGCCCCGGTGTCATACTTGCCCAGACGCAGCGGCATGCCGAAGACCTCGGCAAAGGCAACCCAATCCTTGATCGCATAGTTTTTAAAAAGATACATCCAGGCGCAGGTTCGAAGTATGCCGGCGCGGGTATCATAGCCTGATCGCGCCTTGTATTTGTGATAGATGAGTTTAAATGGCGGCATCTCCTCGCCCTTGACCTGTTCGGATTCCGTGATGATGCGAGGCATTTCAAAATCTTTTTCCCAGAAGCCCTTGGCGTAATCGGAATAAAAAAGTGCTCGTTTCTGATGGATCCAGGTAAGGCCGGTGATCACGGCTTGCTTTCCCTGCACATCCCACTTGATCTCGGAAAGCGCAAACCCTTTCCCTATGGCATCGAGCAAATCAAGCTGGGCATTATCAAATTCTTGTATAGAGGAGATGACATCGGTTATGAAATCCCGAACCTTTTTATCCTCGGAACTCTCAGAATAAGGAAGGATCTCATATTCCAGGCCCAGCACCGCATTTTTTCGTGTCTGGAGCTGGGAAAAGAGATGCGTATCTTTCTCTTCCATCTCTTCAAAAAGCTCTGCCTGGCGATAGACATTGCCGGCGTCCGCCTCCTTAAAGATCGTGGCCAGGGTCTGCGGGGTGAGCCCCTGGCTTGGGTAACTCGACCATCTATCCCGGATTGTAGTGACCGCGATCTCCCTGGTCTCGGGCTTTTTCTCGACTTTGATCTCTTTGCCGAATTGATCTAAAATCATTAGGTTAATCTCGTTTATTGTTGTTCGGTTTCGCTACTCGTTTCGTTATTCGGTTGCGTGTTTCGGCGAGCTGCGCAACCAAAACCGTAACCAGTTTTTGCCCTTTAATACGCTCCTCCTCCCATCGCAAATCTGCGGGGTGTGACAGTTTCGTATTCCGCCGGCCCGAATGCCCCTCCCTGTACCTGAGCCACCGACCCTTCCAGGGCATCGGGGCCGTCATCGTGCACGTTCGGATCATCGATATAGATGAGCTGCTCAATCAGAATATCCTGATCCGACTGCCCCTTGATGAACCGGAGTTTTCCGAACTCGATGAGCGGCTGGAGCCGGTTCACGATCCTGGCGATCTTTTCGGTCGTGTGATGCTCCTTGATGAGCCGCACGTATCGCCTGGCCTTTTCCGCATGGGCCTTGTAGGAGTCCAGAAGAAAATCCTCGAACATATTTGTCTCAACACCCATGCCGCACCCGAACTCTTCGTCTATCTGCCAAACCATCTCCCACATGGCATTGATCGTGGCGTGCCGGATCCAGGCATGGAGCACATCCATGAGTCTGGTTTCCTTATCCTTCCCGACTACGACAATGGACTTGAAATCATTCCGCTCATTGCTCTTTCCGGAAGGATCCAGAAAGGCGGCAACCTGCCATTCCTTTCTGACCAGGAGCTCTACCTGGGGCACGCAGATAATCCAGTTTTCCTTGATGGAACTGTCCTCTGCGCCCACCATGTTGCGCATCTCCTTATTGAACCGCACCGTGCCCATCTGACGCCTGCGTTTCTCCAGGCGCTCCGCAGGCCACAGCGCCGGCCACAAGGGCCGCTGCTCGGGCTTGCCGTAATCGATCCAGCAGTCATAGACCCGTGCATGCGGATACAACCGCTCATCCGTTTCCTCATCTTTCATGGCGATGAGCTGGGAAAGCACACTCCGTGGCGCAAAGAGGTTTCCTACCATGAGCATTGAGTAGCTTCCTGCCAGCGAACCCAGCACCGCCTGAAGCAGCCAGTCGATTCCTTCCTTGACAAGCTTCGGGTTTTTGACGTTTTGATCGTTTTCAAAATCATCCACGATCACCCGATCCGGCCGGTACTGGCGGTGCTTTAATCCCCGCACCTTCTCACCCTTGCCGCGTGCCATCACCCGCACATTGTTGCCGGTCACAAAATCGTTTTTCATCCATGTGGCGGATCTACGTCCATACGGGCTCGAAAGCTCGCCGAAATCATGTTTGATGCGCGGATTCTCCTCCAGCTCCGCACGGATCGGCAGGGTAAATCCCGTGGCCTGATCGTTTGAATCCGAGATGATCATGATGAAATGTTTCAGCTCGTAGGCGATATCATGCAACGGCACCCCGAAGGTAAAAAAGGTGCTCTTGGCGTGCTCTCGAGGGGCTGCCACCGGCACGATCTCCTCGGTCACATCCGCGAGCTCGCTCCATTCCTCGTGAAATTCCTCAAATTCGCCATAAAAGTAATGCGGCAAGTACGTGGCCAGAAAATACAGGCGATCCCATTGTGCGCAGGATTTCCGCTCTTTCTGCTTTTCCAGGGTATCGTCCTCAAAGGGCGAGACATTCTCCTGGATCCAGGCGGCCAGATCATCTGCCCACTGATCGAATCTATATTCGGTTATTTTAGGTCGCTTGCGCATGCTCTTCCTTCCATCTCTTCACAATCAGCCCGAAATGTTTTCCGAATAACTTCAGTGCCTGGGGATCCACCTCCTGGAGGATCTTCACGGCAAACTCCATATCCTCCATAAACATCTTTGGCCGGTCGATATCCGGCTCCTTTTCATCTCCTTTTTCCTGCTTGCCGATTGCCGTGCGCAAACGGCTTAACGCATAAATCTTTTGCGGATCAAGGCTTTCCAGGGCTTCCTTGGTGGCTTTCTGCAGCAGTCGAATGCTGTTATGCCGTATCTCGATATTGGCTGCCTGCATCTCCTTTTTGAGCTGATACCATCCCCGGTCGGATGACCACTGCTTTATCGTGTGCAGAGGCAGATCGAGTTTTTCCGCAATCTGCTCCTGGGTGAATCCGTCATAGACATACAGCTCCTCAGCCAGTATCCTGGTATCGTCGGGATAGCTCATCATTCACGCCCCAGAATCTTTTTCGCCTTGGCGATTTCATCAAGAATTTCCTTATATTCCACCCATGCGGCGAAAAGATCCGTCATTTGTGAAAGGGCAGCGTCTATTTCCAGCTCTTCATATTTCTCCAGGGGATCCAAATACGTCGGTATCGATTCAAGGAGCCCTTTTATTTTAAATTTAAGCTTTCTGGCATCATCCTGCCTGATCGCTAATCTTCCTTGATGCATCTGCCGTACCCTATCCATCAGCCGCCTCCTTTAATGACTTTCTTTTTGTTCACCCGTTGCATGGGACAAAATTCATTCTGCCGGATCTCCTCCGAGAGCTTGGTCATCGCCTGAGTGTTGACGATCACCACGTCCTTGAGGTCCGATGCCACGCTGTGATAATCATTGACCAGGCTCACATTGCTTTCATACATGCGGCGCTGCTCTGCCATGTCCGCCTTGTATTTATCTAGAATCTTGTAGACCTTTTTTTGATCAATCCACCAGAGCACTATAATCAGTCCAATCAGGCCGAAATTCTTGAAGACCTCGAAATATCCGACAAGGTTGATGGTTTCCATATTGCTTTAACCTTTTATCGCCTTAACAATATCAGCTAGTATGTTTGGTTGGGCAGGTTGTCCCGTGGCAGCACTATACCTCGCTTTTTTCTCCTTGCTTCTCATGCCGAAATATGCCCGTAAAAGAGCCGTGGGTGTTCCAAGTACCGTGAGCATCAGCGGCCATGACTCGGACAGTGCCTTGATCATACTCACGTGGTTCTGATAGATCGCCACTATCCACATGGACGCGAATGCAATGACAATGAACGCAATTATCTTGGCCATCATCAGCGCAATCTCGGGCCTGGTCGATGAGCCTGCTTTATCGGCCTCTGCCAGGGACCCTTGAATCTGAGTCCACGAATTGATCTCTGCGATCTCCACATCGATCTCTTTCGAGAGCAATTGCGCCTGCTGGTCAGCCGGTAAACCACTTATAGTCCGGCCGATCTGCTCCCCGGTAGCCTCAACAGGAAGTTTCTTCTCCTCGGGTAAAAACCCATTGACGAGATCTATGATCAGACCGCCTCCCGGGACGACATTCTTAAGAATCGCCGCTCCCGCTCTGCTAATGATATTTCCAAGCTTCATGGCAGATCTCCTTTTAGCTGTTGGCTGTAAAGGCGAAAATCAAAACAATCGTGCTTATGAAAATGATTATCGCCATAAGAATGGCCGTTCGTACTATCTCACGCGTAAATTGTTTCATGAGATTCCCCGTGCTTTTTCAAAATTCTTCCGTATCCCTGTGCCGATGGCTTTGGCCAGGGCAATCTGATGTTCAGGCTCCTTTAAAAAACGCCTGGTTTCGGGATTGGAAATAAACTCGCATTCCACCAGGACTGCGGGCATTGCGGTATGCCGGAGCACGTAAAAATTCGACTTCTTTGTTCGCCGATTGGTGTGATCCATGAATTTCTTGGTGAGTTCGGTCTGGATCCAGGTTGCCAGGACTAGTGACTCCTGAGAGGCGTGTGTATAGATATGGGTCGAGATTCCTTTTGCGGTGATCTGGTGAAAGGCATCGGCATGAATGGATACGAACACGTCCGCTCCCCAGTAATTGGCCAGCACCACCCTGCGCCCTAACGTCACCGGCTCGTCTTTTTCACGACTCAACCGCACGTCAAGCCCATTGAGCAGCAGCTCATAGCGGAGAAGAAAGCTAATGGATAGATTTAGATCATCCTCCTCGAGATAATCATATTTTTCACCCCAGGCAGCGCCGTTATCGCTGCCGCCATGACCGGGATCGATAAAGACTTTGTATGGTTTCATTCTGGCCTCAGTTAAGACTCACAAATACATATAGAAGCGGATCAATCGATATCCGCAAATACACACCCGGTGGAATAACTCCTTTAAAAGTTCGGGCTTTCGGATGCCGCCATCGTTTCTCTATCCGGTCGATGATTTTCCAGAGCATGATCCACCAATCCACCCGCCTTCGCTCTTTGAGCTACGGCGCGGTACATAAAAAAAGCCCGGCCCTCCGGAGATTTTTCTCCGAAGTAACCGGGCTGTGAAAGCCGCTCAATACCATCGGGCTGTGAAAGCCGCTCAATTTGTAGCGTAGAAGAGCTACGCTATATTTTGTATAGTTTTACAGGTATATATACAATATGTCAAGTTTTTTCAGCATCTTCAATTTTCTCGATATACACCCATTTTCCGCAGTGCTTGCATCTGGTTTTAACCTTACTTGTTTTGGCCTCCATTAAGATATGTTTACATTTCGGGCAGCGGAAAAAAGGGCCTGCATCCGTTTTCATTTCATCATGTCGCCATATTGATTTGTACCCGGGATTAATCGTCATTGCCAGACAGATCCTCTTTCACCTCATAATCAAATTTTTCAACTAACTTCTTTTTTCCGCCGATCATGAAAAGCCGCTCAACCGGCCACGTTTCCACAATTGAGCGATCCAGGCTTTTTGATATTTTAATAGCATCGGTATAGCTATGATGCTCCGCCCGTGTTAGCGCATCCCTGGGAAGCGATACTTTATATTCTTTGCCATAGAGCAGTATCCCCGCAGTGAGGTTCACCTGATCACGACCGTCAAAGAGCGTGGTCTTATTTTCTTTCATTAACCCGATAAGCTCCTTTTCCGTCGCCCGCATTCTTTCGCTCAACTGATCGATGCGCCCGCTGTACTTTTCAGTCACCGCCTTGATTTCATCTGCCGCAGATGCATCGAGGCGGGCGATCTTCGCCTCCTGCTGTGCGATTACTTGCAGTAGAATATTTGCGTGCTCCTCAATTGTCATGTCTCGCCTCCAGGTTCAATGCGATCTGGCCTACATATTCAGGCATATTAAGCTTTAGCAACCGTGAATTCTTTTTAAGAATTTTCAGTGCCCGTATCTCTTCCCGCTCCACACGTTCTTTGATTTCCGTACTGGATCGCAAAATATAATATCCATAATTATTGCGCCGTCTTGTAGAGGCAACCGGATACCCTTTCAATTGCAGTCTCTCGATAATTTTCCGCAAGGGCCTGGTGCTGTTGATTTTATCGTTGTATTCTTCGCCAAAGGTTTTTTTATACAACCCCAGCATGCTGATAGCCTTCTCTTCTCCAATGTGCTGTCCCAGGTTTAAGGCGGACAGCACAGTGGCCTCATCAGATGATAAATTTTCTTTCATGATCTATCTCCCTTGCCTAAATTATTTGCTATCCTTTTAAAATCGAACCGCCCCGGCCCACTTTGTGTTCGGCCTTGCGACTGCCGGGAAAATTCTCTCTCACTCTCTTCCTTTGCCGTAAGGCCCTCAGCGCTCAAACGATCTGCCGTCTCAGTTAAAATGCTGTAGAGGTAGCCATGCGTGGTGATCCTGATTTTATTCATGTCACACATAAGGATCATTCCCTTGACAATTTTTTGTCTGTCAGTGCGATAACGCTTCCCGTATCGTTCAAAGGTGAGTGTGCCAAAAAGCCTTGCGATCTCCTTTAATTTTCGCAGTCTTTTTTTCAGGCTCACAGTTCCATATTCTGACATTCTCCAGCAGTCGATATACTCATTGGCAATCCGCCAGTGCTGCCCCAATTTTGCAGCAATGTCATGGGTTTCCGACTGTTCCAATTCCCTCACGGCCTGTTCCATTTCAAAGCGTGATCCGCATTTCGGGCATTGTAGTTTCATGACTTTTTCGCCTCGTCTTTAACAAGTTTAACGATCTGTGCCACGGAGGCGATTCCGAAACAGATCACCAGCCACGGCCCCAGCCAGAACCAGTTCATGTTAATTGCTAGTACGATGTAGTCCATAATTAACTCCCTCCGGTCGTTATGTCCGTCGTTTGTTGTCCGTTGTCCGTTGCAACTGACGACTGACCACAGACAACTGACATTTGTTCCTCTTTTAACTCAGCGATCTTTGCCTCCAGAAGCTCTTTGCCCTTCTCACATTCCGCACATTTTTTGAGTCCTTTTCGATAGCGATTCATACACGCGGCCTCAGCCATCTGAAGATGCCACCGTTCACAAAAAAAGTATTTCTGTTTGCTCATAACATCCCCTGCGCTTCATCGAACATATCTATCACCTCAGATGATACACCGTACTCCTCGTCCGGATCGTCAAAATCCATCGACTCCGTAACCTCTGAACCTTTGAACCTTGAACCTTGAGCCTCTTCTCCCTGAACCTTCGTTAGAATCTCCACCATCCAATATTTATCCACCTTCCGGAAATCGATCACCGCCACATTCGCAACGATAAACTCCCGCACCCATTCCGGCCGGATATACCATTCATCCCCGCCCTGGGACTCTGTCCGTGCCGTGCCGCGCCGCTGCGCCGTGAGCCAGCCCCTGGTGATCCACCGCATGATTGAATGAGCATCAATGCCAAACAGCCGTGCCAGCGACCGCATAGTATAGCCGTTCATGGTAGCGCGGGAAAGATGCAGATGTTTTCGTTTGAGCTGGATCCCCTGCTGTGACCTTCGATATCCCGCACGTTTCAAATATTTTTGGATGACCGGTGTGCTCCGGTGCGCGCACTGCTTGAGGATCCAGATCTCGGTATCCGACCAAGGCGGCTCCTTTTTCTGCACGGGTACGACCCCGAGCTCGACCGCCCGTTTGCCCACCGCCCACCAGGGCATGCCGAATCGTTCGGCCAGTTTCTTGACCGGGCCTTTATACCGATCTTTCTTCCATCCCATTTTTACCCGCTCCAGGTAGAGCTTTATGATCTTCGCATCCATCTCAGCGGTGAACACATGTTTTCTTGGCTTATGTCCGGAATGGAACCGGTGTTTGCATGCCGCATTGCAGTATTTCGGGGCCGGAGCCCCCGGACCCCGGTATATCATTTTGATTTCCCCGCATGGGCATTTCACTTCATGGTATGGCATAATCTACCTCCGGGATCTCATTCCATTCCCGGCCATCGAGAATGTGGCCGGTTGATTTTTTATTAATCCCGCCCCACTGCTTAAAAAAGAACGGCACTCCCGCCGCCTGGCATTGATCTCTGATCGAACGGGGCCAGTCAGGATGCATGGGCCGTGCCCCTGGTCCGGACTCGCCGCCGCAGATGATCCAATCAATTCCATCATCTCGTGGCTCAATGTCGTAGCCCCAGTCATCCTCACCTGGCCCCCAGCAAACGGTAGTTTGTTGATATAACCATTCATCGAGATTAATCGGCCCTAACATCGGCTCGATGCTCACGCCCCGTTTGGCCGCAGGAATCTGCAACAAGATCGGGATCCGCTCATCTGCTCGCTTTTGATTTTCAACGCTAACCCCGAGCCAGACATTTTTTCGTTCATATCCATGTGGATATCTATGAGACAGAAACTCTAATGCCCTTTCCGGTCTTTTAGTCAGCACCATATATGTATGACCAGGTCTTTTTTTAACTGGCAAAATATCGCCATTCCGATCGTGAAATTCGCCCATTCGTTGCCATATTGCGAGAATATCGTATTCAGAGACATCTGGATGAAACAGATCACCCATCGAGCAGACAAATATCATTCGGGGCTTTTTCCAGCGGAGCGGTTGATACAGCCTGTCCGGATGAAACGTCACACGAAACGGATCATCCTTTGGATAACCGCATCGTCCCCGGAGTCGCTGGGCCATGCGGCGGGCATAGCAGTGTTCACACCCTTCGCTGATCGGTGTGCATCCGATGATCGGATTCCATGACTCCTCTGCCCATTCAATCTTTGTCGGCATCTCTCTTCCCCTTATATCCATGAAACGGCACAATATGATTTCTGGTGAACCGCCGGGTATATTCCTGCGAGAGCGCTTTCATATCCGCACGCAGCTTCATAATTTCATCGTTCAGTTCAAGAGGCTGATACATCTGCAGCATGATCGCCGCTCCCAGACATGCGCCCAACAATATAATCGCCACAAATCGTATCGTTGAAATCATATGCTAATGCTATGTTATTGTTATGTTAAACCCTGAACGGTGAACCTTGAACCTTTCAGTCCCATATCGCCTCGGTCTCCCGCTTGTTAGCCATATCAGCTGAAATGATCTTTGATAAATCATAATCCTTGTAAATTTCCCCTTTGGATTTCTTGCCTCTAATATGAGGCACGATCCAAAAACGACCGGTATATTTCCCGAATAGGCCAGGCGGACCATATTCGCGGACGTGGCCTCGACAAAAATGTAAGCGATTGCTCCAAAAGCCACCGGCTGTTTGCGAGGCCCTTGTATTAAAATTTTGTAATTCCAGCGTGTAATAAGATATGAGAGGAAGCTTGTTCTTTTTTTTTCGTTTTTTCTGGATTTTTACATCTGCACTATTTTTTCTTATCCTTATATTTTTACATGATAATAGATTCAAAAAGGTGTTGATAATAACCGCATGTTGGACTGCGCAGCCCCACTCGTATTCGCTCTTCGGGCGCCTGAAGTCGCTTCTAAACTTACGAGGCTCATATATATTACCGAGGCTCAAAATAAAATTTTCCACAGCTTTTTCTATCAACGCGATTGCTGGTTTCTTTATAATGAGGTCGTCCTCATGCGCCATAAAAGACTTCCAAAACATATGGTGAAAAATCAAACGCTTAGATGTAGAGTCTGCCACCGTATTTTCTACGACCCACAAAACAGCATCATTAAATGATAAACAAAGATTGTTGTATGGCATAAATGACGCGCAAAGGAGTTTCGCTTCCTCATCTTCAAGCGGCTGTTGGTCAGTAAATCTGAGGCCAATTTTTTTATTTGTGTCCCAGAAATTCGATAGGCTTTCAGCTATCCGGAAAACCGTCGTATCTGAGATCTTTTCCCCGTTCAATTCAAACCCGCTTTCTTGCAGTTCATCAATAAACATAGCTACAGCCTCCTTCGTATGGCTAACATGGCATTAGACGCATTTTAGTTATCAGTCCCATATCGCCTCGCCCTCGGTTCGCTTGATATTCTCCAGGGCTGCCAGCAATCTCCGCAGCTTCCCCACGTCTCTACACCAGGCGATGGAATCCACCCTCAGGATCTTTCGTGCCAGCCCCTTGAGCCGTGCCTCTCCATTTTCGATATGCGATGCGATCTCGTACACCCTGGCTTTCAATGCCTTGCATTGCAATCCGTTTTTAGCCGGCGAGCCTTGCCACCCGTGCTGGTGAAAATAATCGATCAGATACCCTAATTCCATCTCGCTCATATCCGCCCTGCTTTGCTTCTTAAATTCCCGCGCAAGGATCATACGCACGTCCTCATCGGCTATACCCATCTCTTTCGGCGCAATGTGGGCCATCGCCAGGAGTTTCTGCCGTCTCGATTTTTTTTGCGCTTGTTGCATGCTTTAAATCCTTACCTTGCCTGGCCCAACCGGACCACACCTCGCCAGACCTGGCCTTGCCTGCACCTCGCCCCGCCATACACAGCCACACCTCGCCTTAATCAAACTTCGTAACGATAAACCTGCCGAACGGCCCGCCATTCGACGGTCTGAAATCGCCGATTCCCACGCGCCGTCCCGCATAGTCGAATATTTCTTTTAATGTGCTCTTGTGGACTTCGTTTTCATCGTATTCCACGGTAAATTGCAGCGCCCATTCCTTGAGCATCGGGCGCTCTCGTACAATTCTGGCCCGTTGCACGACCACAGGCCGCCTGTCGATTTCCCAGTCCTGCTTTTCATGCGGGATCATATCGGGGTCGATAATGACCGCACCCGATCCCATGAGATTCTTGTAGGTCATCTTGCCCTGGCCGACGATCTGATATTTTGCGCCTGCCTTTTTCAGGCACCCGATGATGTGGGTCGACGGCTGCGCCAGTTTGCCTTTGTCATCCAGATACAAATAACTCTCGACATTATCCTGGTTCTTTTTCTGGTCTCGTGCCTTGCTCTTAGCATCTTCATCCATCATAGGAAATTTATGCATCAGCAATGGGCTTATGCCTTCGATTCGAACCGTGATGTTTTCCATATTGAATCCTCCAAATTATGTTTTTATTTCCTTGCCTTGCCTTTCCTTACCACACCAGGTCTTACCCGGCCTCGTCCAACCTCACCTCTCCATTCCCCACCATGCCAAACCAAACCGGACCCCACTAAAACTCATTACTTCTCCCGCTCTTTCTGCATCAGGAATTTTTCAGCAGCTATTAAGGCCTCCATGTCGATGAGGGACGGCTGTTGTTTTTTCATCTCCATGAACATTTCCAGCATGTACGTGACATTACGCAAATGCCCCTTTTCCCTGGCCTTGCGATAGAGGTATTCCATTTCGTCTTTTTCAAAACCCCGGGGATAGAGCGAATTGATGATCAACTTCACGTCGTTTTTACTGATCTTTATGCGGTCCCGCTTGATTGCGATCCGTGAATAGATCTGATCAAACAGCCTGGCCTTATTGGTATCGCCGGTCATCTGGGTATAAAGTTCCTCCTGGCCCAAATACACGACACCCACGCCTGCGCAATCATAGAGCTTGCGTATGACCTCCAGCCCGCCCCAGGGAATAAAATGCGCATCATCAACAATCAACAGCCGCCGGGAGCCTTTCAATCGTTTTAAAACCTTGTTGAGCATATCATCGATAGTATTTGTCTTTGGCCGGCCTCCGACATGATCCGTGAGGAGCCTCATCGTTGCCCCGAGCGTGCGTGTGGTGGAATTGGCCGTAATAATCATGGTGGCCCGGTTCTGCCGCTGATATTCTTTGGCCGTCTCGCTTTTTCCCGAGCCTGATTCGGCAATCACCGCCCCCATTCTGCATCGTTCATCGCAATACTCGAGTACTTCCCAGATCAATATCGATGCATTGGTGCTGCAGAACGTCGGGGACCGCATGGTGAGCTCAAGATCTTCCTCTCGCCTGAGCAGGGTTTCGATGTCCTTTTCAATGGCCGGGATGTCCCCCTCATAGGACCGATGAACGTATCCATGCACGAGGGCCGAGCTCCGGTTTATCATCTTTGCTGCTTTTGCGTATGATGCACCGCTCTGATTCATCCATAACGTGAATCGCTTATGCAGGATCTCATTATACCCGGACGGTGGCTCACCACCCGATTTATTGCCCGTTGAATCGTCATTTAATTGCTGTTGAATCGTCATTTATTCCTCCTCTTGAAGTTGTTTCATGCTCAATTTGAATAACGGCTTATATTCCTTCTCCTCAGATTCCTTCATCCTGGCCTTTGTGGCGGCCGGATGGAATCGCTTCCTAAATTCATCGAGTGGGTTGCCGCTGGCCTGGGCGCTTATTTTTGCCTCCCCGTGCTCTTCCATTTGTTTTTCAAGGCTTGTTTTTCTGATCCTCAGCTCGACCACCTTACTCACCTCCCGTGCTTCCCTCTCGTGCCGGTTAATCCTGCGCACCGGAGCGGTAGGAGGCGCATACTTTTTGTAGGTGGTCCGGATCTGATCGCTCAATGCCTTCTGTTCCGCCCGCTTGGCCTCCACCTGCTCCGGAATTTTGGGATTGACCATGCCCCACTCCTCGGCCTCGCAAATGAGGGTGCCGTTCACAAATATCCACGCGCGCCAGGGATCGAACGGATCGTAGCGGACCTCGGCCATCATGCCCTGGTAATCGGCCAGGGCCCGGTCATAATAGACCCGCTTGCCAAGCCATTCATGTTGAAAGGCCACCTGGCAGCGTTTGATCATGAGATCCCGTTTCGGCAAAAAGATGTATGCCAGGGTATCGTCCGAGAGCGTGGCCACCGGATGGCGCTTTACCTCGTCGGTATAAATCGAAAGCGGGGATTTGCCGTTGTCCTCCCCGCGGTTTTTGAATGTATGCTCGTTCCAGCGGGTGAGCTCACTAATAAGTTTCTCGGACATTTCGGGTACGCTCCAGAGCCGCCCGGCCTTTATCAATTGATTCAATTGTTTCTGTTGAAGCTCGTTTTCGCGTGTGTCGGTGAGGCGTTTGCAATATCCGGGGATCTGTGCGTTTTTAAGCCTGCGGTCGAAGTTGCCGAAAAATCCCTCGATGGGTTTCGCCTGTGGATGGTGAGGCGTGGCCTTGAGATGCTCGATAGACTCGGTTTTGATCCCGAGCCCGGTGAGCTGCTCGATGAGCAGGGTCATATACTTTGACTCTTCGGGTTTGCCCCAGTCTGTATAGACAGTTGTCGGCAGGCCCCAGCGCACCGCATTGATCAGGGCCTGGCCTACGGTGTAGCGGTTATAATTTTTGTAACTGACCGCACCCCATACGAGCTGGGTGCGGAAATCCATCCAGCAGAAAAGTTCGAGCGTGACGACCTTTCCGTTGGAATCGATTGCATAATAGTCCGCCTTGTGCTGATCGCCGATCAGGCACTCCATCGGCCGGTAGGCCGTGGCATCGCGGCGGATCCCCGGAATAACATCCTGCCTGAGCCCCTGGCGGCCTTTATCGCGATAGGTTTTAAGCGCAGGCTTGATCTTCTTTTTAAGATCCATGAAACTGGCATATGTGCCGATGCGCCAGCCCTCTGCCTGGGCCGTATCGTGGATTGTGGTGTAGAGCGTGAGGCCGTCCTGATGGCGCCGCTTGTTTCCCATGATGAGCTTGATCGCCATGTCCGCCGCCTTCTCGTCCCATGCCCGGAGCGTAAGCCCTAGGTCGTCGATTCGTGTGCCGTGATTTTTCGTCGTTGCGATCAGAGGCTGCCCGTGTTTGACACGTGAAAGATACCGGTAAGCCGTGGCCTTGTCGTAGCCGTAGGCCTCGGCGATGTCGCGTATCTGTGTGCTGCGGTTTTTTGAATTTGGAGGAATCAGAAGACAGTGGGCCAGCATGCGCACCTTTGATTGCATTCGCGGGTCTTTCAGCTTTTTCGGCGGAATGTTGATTTTGAAATGATCAGCCAGCTCCTGGGGCGTGAGCTCTTTTGTGCAATATTTTTCATGCATGAGTTTTTTCTGCACCTCCGGAGGAAGGGATTGAAATTTAAATTGATTCCCATCCCTAAGCCAGCCCTCTTTCTGCGCCCGTTTATTTATTGCCCGTTTCGATATGCCCAGGGCCTGGGCAATTCTCGCCGCCGTGTATCCCGATGCCATTATGCTGCTCTGCTCTGCTGGGTCTGCACCCACATCCGGTATTCTTTCATCACCATGCCGAGCGCCTGATCTTTATCGATATGGAAATCCATACCGACCTGATTTGCGATATTCCTGAATGACTCGCCGCCCTCGAGGCCCGTGCGGATTACGCTAGCGATCGCCTCGTGTTTTTTCTCCTTCTTTACATCCCTGGTTAGCCGTCTTTGAAATCGTCGTCCCATTTTTGGACTCCTGTTTTGAGTTTATGAGAATCATTTGCGTAACATGGTGAGGAAATTGACATTCGCAAATGATATTCGGAATATAATAAGTAGGGTTTGGTCATCTAACTGTTCTACCACAGTCCGGGCATACCCATATCACCTGATCCATTATTGTTATCTTTTCTGTTTAGCGTTAATTGTTCGCTGTTTTTTGTACTTCAAAACGGACGACGGACCACGGTCAACGGACAACATTTTCTGCAATTCCTCCACCTCCTGGAGCAATTCCTTATAATACATATCCACCTCGGCCATCGTCTTCCCATGCTGTACGCCGAGCATGTACCCATCAACCTTTGCGATTAAAATCTCTGCCGAGCTCATTTCTTTAACCTCAGTTCTTTCTTTAACCGCTGCATTTCCACAATCGTCTCATCCAATTTGCCCAGCGCCCACTGCCGCACCTCGCCCTTGCTGATCACTTTTGCCTCCTCTGCCTCTGCCAGGCACCGGGCAGGCTCCAGGGACTCCGTGATCCGCTGGACCGCAAATAAATAAAAAGCCGGCATCGGATATTCCGCCGGCTTGCTTAAATAATGATTGAGCATATGGATTGAGATCTTTTTTGCGCTGTTCTCAAACCCGAAATAGTCATTAATGGCGTCCACCATTTGCTCGCGGCTCATGTTTGTGTTACGGATCGCCCGCTTCACCGCGGCCGCCATCTCGATGCAGGCCTCTTCAAAGGACTGGGTTTGAGGTGGCTGTGACGGGGTGTTGACGATCTCGTCTTTGAGCGTGGCGTATTCTTCGATCTTCTGATCAAAGACAAACGAGAGCTGATTGGGGTCAATTCTTTTTTTGGACTTAGACATTGACAACCCTCAATTTATAGGGTTATAAAAAGCCAAGGGCTTTAAGCCTTTGGTCCTTCTCATCGTTGACCTGGCGCTCGATCTCCTCGGCGATCAATTTTTTAAGGAAATGATCGGCATTAGGTCCCCAGATGAGATCATAGGGATAGCCTAACCAGGCGGCGATCTTCTCACGGACATGGCGGGTCTCGTAGAATTTTATGCCGTTTTTGGTCTTGGACTGTGCCCGGATAATAACCTTTTCGAACAGGTGATATCCGAGCCCCAATTCGGCGGCTACCTCTTTGAGGGTCAGGCCCTTGGCTTTTATTAACTCTTTAACCAGCTTCATTTAAACCTCCTGAAAGGTGGTGATATTATGAAAATTATTGTTGAGCTTAATAGAATTGATATATTGCCTGAAGAACATAATTTTAATTGGGTCAAACTTTATTTTT